CGCAGAAGACAGTACAATAATTTTATTATTCGGCCATCTAAAACGCTCTTCTTCAGTCATATCTCCTCTAGCGATCAACTGAGTCTCCAAATCATATACTTCTTTTCTCTCTGTTGGATTTTGCACAACAGAAAGGAACGGAATAATAACTTCGTTAAAGATTCTTTCGGGCATCAACAAGAACTCGTCGATCATCATACGGTGAAAGCGAAAACCACGAAGCTTTTCGCCGTCACCAAGTGGTAAGCAGGTAATTTTGCTGCGGCCAAACTCCATTGTCCATTCGTCCGAACTCTTAGATACCTTTGTGATAGCTTGCTTTAAGAAAATAGCATTTGGCTTGTCCGCGATTTCCTCAATCTTGCGGAAAATCATCTTTGCTTGACGAAATGTTTTACTTACAATGCCAATGTGAACTCCTTGATTTAAGATAGCGTCTAATGCCGCAAACACAGCGCAAGTGAAGCTCTTAGAAAGACCACGGCTCCATACCATCATGGAGTAATCTGTTTCAAACATCGTTTTAATTGCGAGATGCTGAAACGGAAACGGTTTTACGCCGCAAATAATCTCAGAAGCGAACGAAATGTTGCTGCGCAGAAATTTATATAGAAGAATCTTAGCTTCGCGCTCTTCTAGATAACCTTCTTTCTTTAAAATCTCTTCGTTTACTTTATTGCTATTGTAAATGCTTTTTCTTTTTTGGTCGCCAACGATCCAAGCCATGATTGATCCTTTTCTATGAAGTATTGAATGTCTGTTTCCCAAAGTTTTGGGCCGCAAACGAGAAGTTTAGGTATTAACGCTACGCTATTTTTTCTGCTGCCAGAAAAAACGAATTGACAGTTCTTGTGGAACTCTTGTTGTAACAAACGCATATTGTGATATACGAATTTTAAGTTGGATTTATGTGAGGTGAAGTCGTTATTGTTCTTGATCTGATCAAAACTAGATTCCACTACAATAAACAAGAAACAATCCATAGATTTGCATCTCTCGATCTCTCTTTTAAATCTGTCAAAGTTTTCTCCAACTAAAGTGCTCTTAAAATCACCTTCTGATTTTCTATCAACAAATGTTTTAGAATAATTTTGCCCACCAGCAGTATAGTCTCCAAAATCTAGCTTAACTTCTCTCTGATTCTGAAACTGCAATGGCTGCTGCTCTCTTGTATCAATGAATATATTAACGTTAGAGTAGTCAGAGTAAAAATCTTTGTGGATATTCTTTGTGAACATTGGCTTTATGCCAATCTCAGAACAAACTGCCGAGTAAGAACCGTAATGCTTCTTGAAACAGTCGATACTTGGCAGTTCGCTTGTCTCAATTTCGATATGACTAGGCGCAACAACTAATTCTTTGTTAGCTACTCGCCTTTCAAGCAGTTGTTTGATATACGGTTTAACAACTTCTGCTTTTTCAAAGTTGCACCACTTTAATAACTGCTCTCTGTTCTCGAAATCCTTTTCAAAATAAGACTCTTTATCCTTGAAGCTTAACTTTGTACCAGTTAAGAGGTTTTTCTTCGGGTAATGGGCGCAGTAGTAGTCTGCAAGCGACATCTTATGCTTCTTCAAATGAGTATGAAGACTTCTTTCGCTTGGAAAATCTTGATTACATTCTTTGCACTTAAACGGCATCATCTAATGATATGCCCAAGATACGAGCTTTCCACTCAACCATACTTTCAAGCTTGCCAGCTTCCTCTCTAACAAGAGTCTTTTGCATTTCAGCGATCTTGATCATGTTAGCGCGCTCTTCTTCGTCTTGAAACAGCTGAACAATAGCTAAGATGGAAGCATTTTCCTTTTGTCTAGCATTGATGCGCCCTGATCTATCACCTTGAAGCTTTTTAATTAAGCTTTCTACGCGGCCTTCGCATTGATGATACTCGCCGCTCTTCGCTTTGATGATTTCGGCAAGACGAATGCTCATTTCATTCTGCTCTTGAGTGTCTTCAAACATTTTATTGAGCTTATCTAAATGCCTTGAAGTTGTTTCCAAGTTGATAATTTCTTTGCACACGTTCATGTACAAATTAACTTCATCAGCAGTAAGGTCAGGCTTGTCCCAAGTCATTCTAATGAACTCTTCCTCGAAAATATTACGATCTTCTTGTGATGTATAGCAGTTAATGATCTTTTGAAACCGCGAGTTGGCTAAATTGATAGTAAGCTTCTCAATACAGAATTTATGTTGGCGGTTTAATTTTTCTTTATTGATCTTTTCGCCAGTAGCTTGATTGATTTTGTTAACTACGCGCTCAACAGAACGCGGAACTAAATACTTTACGCCAATAGCGCTTTCGGATTCAGGTTGACCTTCTGCGTTTACCGTTCTAATGAAGTTTGCCACAGCTCTTTGCTCAACTCCAAGGTTAACAATTCTGCGATCAGGAAAAATGAGTTCGGCAATTCTTACAGCAGACAATCCAATAGCTGTTTGATCAATAATAAACTCTTTTTGAGACTCTGAGAACTCAATGTCCGCTGCTCTTTCATACTTAGATGTTTTATAATTGATTTTGTTGCTTGCTAAGAACGATCTAATAGCAATTCCCTGCTTAGACCGCCCATCAAGCTTCTCATTAGCAAAGAATTTGCGCGTGATAGTATTTAAATCAGGAAATTGTTTGGCTAAGTCTCTAATTTGTGTTGCCTCTTCGTTTGTGAAAGAGATGTCTGTTGTTTCTTGTTTAGCTTCCACTTAAAATATCCTCCGATTGTAAAATTTTTAGAGCTACTTGCCTAAATAGCTTTTTAAGATTTTTGATTTGTTTGTATCCAGCCTTTTTACCCTTTTCGTTCGTCTTGTAGCCCATTTCCGCCGCTACCTTCTCCTCGTCCACACCGTCAACGAAAAGCCTTGTATAGACCCTGTATTGCTTAGGAGCAAGGTATAAGCGCATTTCTTCATGAAGGCGAGCTGCGCTAGATAAAATGTCAAAATTCTGATCTCGCATTGAGTGAACAGCATCTGTGTGGCCTTCGATAGATACACAAAGCTTAACATCGTATGCACTCTTTTTTGTTTTCTCCCATTTCCTGTATAAAGGACATTCAGAACACTGTCTTCCGCTTGGTGTGATCGAGCACGCTGGTGGTTCGTTGCCTTGATTATACTTGCAACCTAAACATGGGCGAGTATAGTTAGAGTAGTTGTTGCGAAGCAAGTTCTTGATCTGATTAGAAGTGATTCTAGCTATCCAAGGTTCAAGTGCGCGATCTTGCTTCCACATATGCCACTTCTTTGAGATATGGAATCGCACAATCTGTGCGACATCTTCGTAATCCATCCAACAAATAGCTTTGAGCTGCCAGATATATCTGTGCTTCTCAATGATTTTGTCTATAATGTCTTTTTTATCTTCGTAGGTTATCTTACCGAGCTTTTGAGCTTCCATATTTTTCGGGAGATAGGCCATCAATACCATCAGAGCGCTTTGCTTTGAATTTCTTAGCTTGCGCTTGCATGGGATTCCGTTGTAGATCTTCAAGGCTGAAGGCTTTAAAGCCTCCTTCCATTGCGATTTCAACGTCTAACGACTCTATGTGTGGAAGCTCCTCAATATCGGAAGAATCTTCGTCATCGTCTTCTACTTGTGAACTGCGAATAGCAGTTGGTTTCTGCTGAACTTTTGCCGTTGACTGTTGAACAGCTTTCGAGCCAAAAGAAGAACCGCATTTTGAGCAAAAGTTTGGCGCAAATCCAACATACTCATGTTTTGCGCCGCACGATGAACAGAAAGTGATAGCCATATTATTATTTAGATATGCGGTCAACCTTATCGTTAAGGTTTTCCAGCTTTACTAATATCTTAGTTATATCTTTCTGTATTTCAACCATTTTGTCTGTATTAACTGGCTTTCCTTCGTCATCTACTATCTTTGAAAGGCGTCGAGAAATATTTTTTACCTCTGTATTAACGTAAGACATTTGCTCTGCCTGAACTTTCATCTCTAAAGCAACAGGATTAAAATCATCCTTCTTTACATACGTTGTATTTAGGTAGTACAACGTACAGGCGATCAAAATTCCGCCAAATACCTTAATAATATTTGCCCAACTATTCAACTGAGACGTTTTTGACGCTGCGCTGCTCATCTTTTATTCTATAACGAAGATTAATATTGTTAATCTTCTTTACAACAAATTTTAAGATTTCGCTTCTTTTAATATCTTCTTCTGAGAACTCAAAAGTATAGATTCCTTTTTCCATGCAGTCTTCTCCAGTGAAAAGTTCAAAGAAATCAAAGAAACCATTCTTAACTTTAATGTCGGACTGCATAAAATCTCCGCATAAAAAGATTTTTGTGCCTTCTCCGATTCTAGTTAAGAGAGTTGTAATCTCTTTAGCTGTAAAGTTTTGCACTTCATCAGCAATAATGATTTTATCAGTGAATGTGCTGCCTCTTAGGAAGTTAACTGGTATTGCGGTAAGCCTACCATCGTCTTTAAGGCGATGAGCATCAGTAGCTTCAATCATTTCGTGAACTTTATCCTCAAGAGGAATCAAGTAAGGCGCGAATTTGTCGCCAACTGTTCCGGGCAGTGCTCCTAGAGATTTCTCTCCGCTCTCTGCGATTGTTCTAATGTAAATGATTTCTTTGTCATTGTTGCTAATGAGGTTTAACGCTGCGTAAACAGCCATAAATGTCTTTGATGTTCCCGCTGGTCCAGCGATGAAAGAGATTTTGGTCTGCTCGTTTAAAAGTATTTTTAATAAGTCTTGTTGCTTATCTGAAAACTTAAATTTTCTTTCTTTAAATTTGATTTCTTGTTTTAGTTGCGGAATTGTGATTCCCGCAGGTTT